GAGTGTTGTCGATGAAGGTAACGCAACAACAAACGTCGTCCAGTTTTCAAATGCAACAACTGGTATTGAAATAACTTCAAACATCGATTTTGTAAACAAAATAACACTTAAATCAACAAGTGAAACGAAATCGAATTTATTCGTCGTGAACGCGATCCAACTCGATCCAAGTTATGCGTCCCCGACACGTAACGTTTTATCATTTGATACTACCACAGGTGAAATTTACGATTCAGGGGGTCAAGGTGGTGGTGGTTCGTCGTTCAATAACATAACGGAGGAAAATGCAAATGTATTAATTGGTTCGAACCTTACTATAAACTCACTAGGGTCTAATGTACTCACGGTTTCAGGTAACGTTTCGGCGGATAATATTACCATTGGGGGTGTAGTAACGAATGTTGTTACAGCAAATACAATCACCTTGACAAATAATTTAACCGTTTCAGGGAACACAACTTCACAAAACATAAAATTAACGAATACGGATATAACGGCTTCGGTAACTTCGGGTACAATAACGGTAGACGCAAAAGAAAAAACGTATGGGACAGCACCGCTCGTCGTTTCGACAACCGATGTTTCGAATCTCGTATTTTCAAATCTCATAACAGGTGCACAAATCGTTATACCTATACTCGCGAGTGGGGGCGCCATAAACATTTCCTCCGCCATGACGAACGTCAGCTTTTATGCCATGACATCCGATGTTTCAGTGACCCAAGACAAACACGCACTCATGACCCTATCGAACCTTTACGGAAACATTTACATGAATGCAATCGGGTTTTCGTAATTTAAAAAAATAAAACCTTACTATAATATAAAACATGTCTGGAGGTATTGCTCAACTCGTTGCCGTAGGTGCCCAAGATGCGCACCTCGTCGGTCAGCCCGAAGTTTCCTTTTTTAGATCTAACTATAAACGTCACACGAATTTCGCCCAAACTGTTGAAAGACAGGTTATCCAGGGCAACCCAGCCGCAAATGGTATGTCGACAGTCCGTTTCGAAAGAAAAGGGGATATGGTTGGTTACGTGTATATCGCCCCAAATGATGGTACTAAAGCAGTTACATTTTCACCAGCCGATTGGGTATCTGCCATTTCCAAAGTAGAATTGTTAATTGGTGGTCAAGTCATCGATGAACAAACGTCTGCTTTTTCTCAGTACATTGCACCAACTGTATTAGCACAAAATCTCACGAAGTCTACTTCTGGGTTTGCTGAGGCGGCTGAAAGTAAGTTCTATCCACTCAGGTTTTCGTTCTGCGAAAACACACAATCGGCTTTGCCATTGATTGCACTCCAATACCACGACGTTGAATTGAGAATCACATGGGGAAGTAATCTCCAAAGTGCCAAATTTGAAGTCTACGCGCAGTTCATTCACCTCGACACGGATGAGAGAACGACTTTGTCTTCCATGCCACAAAATATGGTTATTACCCAAACACAAAAAGCGATTGCATCTGGTTCCAAAGTTCAAGAATTAAACTTTAACCACCCAATCAAGTGTTTAGCCGCCGCCGATGGTAGTGCGCTTACTATTGCGGGTGACACAAACAAAATGAAACTCCAAATCAACGGCACGGATGTGACCGATTTCAAATACGTTGATCCACACTACACCGCGATCACTTCGTATTACCACACAGTTGGTTCCAAACCAATTACATCTCTTTCAACTACAGCTTCTGAACTCACATCTAATGCATTATCAAATTTAAATGCTCAAACGTATACAAGTACTCTTTCAGCTACAGGTGAAAACGACAAGTTCTTCTTGTACCCATTCTGTCTCGACACGTCCAAGCTTCAACCAACCGGTTCGCTCAACTTCAGTAGACTCGATTCCGCGAGACTTGTTAACGATACCGCGAACTCCGAGGACGATATCTACGCCGTCAACTACAATATCCTCCGTATCGAAAACGGTATGGGTGGTTTGATGTATTCCAACTAAGCAATTTAATTTAGCCACTTATTATAAATGTTTTGGCAATTAGTCTTTCTCTTAGCATTTATATTTGTTATAACATACGACCCGAAATCAGGTACTTTAGATCATTTGGTTGGTAAAAAACCAGAACAACCATTACAAAACGCGGAGTGTAAAGAAGGACATTACCAGGAAATCCAATTTGCCCAAATGGGGTACCCGTGTCCAACCGAAAAAAGAACGCACATGGGTGCGATTATAAGAACTTAAAAACTTAGCTCGTTATTTTATATATATAATGTTTACATTCGACCGCGATACCGCTACTATAGTTGCCGTGATCATGTGTATTGTTGCCACAGTATACATGTACAGAGAACTTAACAAAACAAAAACCGAAATGGAAGGTGTTAAAGGATTTTACGGAAATCTCATGGCACATTTATCCAGACCGGCACCAAAACCAATTGTTCGTGAAGAAGCACAAAATGAAGAGGTTTTAGAAACCCAAGTCAGTGAAGCTGAAGAGGAATCTTCAGAATAATCATCTTATTCAATTATAACTTGCTAATGAGCAATGAAGAAATATAAAGCAATTGCAATACCCGTCACGTTTATAGGTGATAAACCACGATTTCTCACCGTCCGGGATCGAAGGTTCAAAGATTGGATTTTCGTCACCGGAGGGTGCAGGCGAAGAGAAATACCCAATCCTCTGAGAACGGCTCTAAGAGAACTCGAAGAAGAAACCAGGGGAGTTATTTCTCTAAAAAAAGGTGAATATACCGAATTCAAGTTTACAGTAAAAGAAAGTCCAGGGGTCGACCTTGAATATAACGTTTTTATATTTTTCGTAAATTATACCATTCAGGAACAGGTCGAACTTATACGTAGATTCAATGAAGAAAAACAGAAAATGAATCTCCGTAAAATCCAAAAACAACCTATCAAGAGAACACACGATGAAAATGATTTCATGAATTTTGAAACACTTGCTGAGTTTAGTACGAAAAAACAATGGGATCGTATTGTTAAAAATGTACTCAATAACCCAGAATTCTACGCGTGTGTAACTTCTCTCGATAGAAAAACCTTCTCTATTAAATAATGAAGTCTAAGAACTATATTTTATCCCAAATACACGAACTTCTCATTGAAAGACATGCGTACACACGTGAACGTGCCGATAGATACATCGAGTTACACAAAGAAGATAAAGTCTATGAACTCCTCGTTTTAAAAAAAAGTTTATCGGAAGAAGAAAATTATCCGGAAGTTTCGTATAGACGTTCTATTTGGCATCACGAATATGAAGATGAATAAACAATATAAAAAAATAAATAGATTAGTAGGTAAGTATGTTTAAACTTTGGTGTAAAGACCAAGGTTTTGCAAATAACTCCGATCTATCACATGTGCTCATGGACGGTGGTGTTCTTTCCGTGCCATTTGATAGATTGAATGACTTTTATGAAAAGTGTATAGAATCATATATTTCCGGTGAAAAGATTTACGTCGTCGAACAAAAAACGGAAAATTATAACTTTTTCATGGATCTCGATTATAAAGACGACGATGAACTAACTTTTGAACAAATTAAGAGTATATGTAAAGTCATATGTGATAAAGTGTCTAAGTTTGGAGGTAAAGATGCTTTGATATCCGTTGCCGAACCTAAACCCGTGGATACACTCATAAAAACAGGTATACATATAAATTGGCCAGATTTTGTTGTAAATAGATCTTCGGCTCTAGCTCTCAGGGACCATGTTATAAATACGTTAAACTTGGCGTATGGTTCCCGTGATTGGAAAGATATTGTTGATATTTCAGTCTATGGAAACTCTTCACGTAATACAAAGGGAAGTGGGTTCCGTATGCCGTGGTCACATAAACGTGGTAAACACGAAGCGTGTATGGGTCGTGGATGTGAAAAGTGTAATAATACAGGTAAAGAAACACAGAGTGAATACTTACCAGTTTTTGTTTATAAACATGGACCTCTATCTATGTTACAGAAAACAGAACAAAAACCGTCCGTTGAAATGTTACACATGGCAACTTTACGAACCCAAGGTACGGATCCTGTATTAATAGAAGGGGCTCGTGAAGAAAATACATTTACAAATGCACAGACCAAGGACGAGTTCAAAAATCAAGAAGCAGTATTACTCGTAGAGGCATTTATACGTAAACACATGGAAGGTCAATCGACTGCATCCGTTACGAAAATGTTTAAACACAAAAACCAGTTTTTGGTATCAACGACGTCTAAATATTGTGAAAATTTACGACGTGCACACAGTTCTAATCATATATGGTTCCATATATCAGGTGATACCATAGCTCAAAAATGTTTTTGTAATTGTGAAACCATGAAAGGACGATTTTATGGGTTTTGTAAAGATTTTTCGGGGAGGCGACACCAGTTACCCAAAAAGATAACAGACGTTCTTTACGAAGATGGTAAAGTTGAAAAGTACGTTCCGAAAAAGAAAATTGTTACAGAACCAGAAC